CACCTGCTTCAGACGCTCTAATAGCAAAGTTTCTAAGTTGAACATTTTCATCGTTTGCTAAGCGAAGAAACAACTGAGGATTATTTCTAGCGAACAAAAGCAAATCTCTTTTAATTTCTTTAGAACTCATAGTGTTTACTTGAGACCCTAGTTCTACTCTTAGTATAGCTTCAGCGTGGTCTATTTCCATATTCCTAGCTGCGTTTAAAGCATCTATTTGAAGGTCTAATATATCTAATTGATCTTCAGCTTCTTCTACAGCACTAAACTCTTCATACACTCTACCTTTTAAAGGATGGTATAGTGAGAGTAATTTTTGTAAGTTTTGTTTTTCTTTTGGAACTTTTAAATCTCCATCCATAAACATAATGTGACCAAGAGTAGCTTCACCTTTTTGTTCATCAACAAGTGGTGAATCTTGATTTGTAGCATATCTAATCTAATTTCTCTTTGCTTTCCAGATTTTTCATCAAAATAAAGTAAGGAGTGTTTTTTAGTATGCTTACTAGGTATAGTATATGTTAATGGAGTTTTATTTCCTTTGAGAAAATAAATTCTATCTTTAATTTCCCAGCTTGGTTTAGCTGGTTTTACTTCTTTTTTTGGTGCAGTCTTTACTGCTACCTCTTGAGTTGCAACCTCAACAGCTTCTGCTTTAGCTTTTTTAGCCATAATATAATAAAATTAAATAGTTGTAAAAATAAACACCCCGCCCGAAGACGGGATGCATATTATTTTGAATGATTATAGTCCCTTGAAAAGTACAAAGTTGTTTGCGCCTTGAGTTACTAAACATCTTTCAGATAGGAAGTTTACTTCCATAGCATCTAGAGTTGAAGTAAAAGCACCACCAGCAGAACCAGTTAACCAAGACTTCATACGACGATCATCAGCTTGAGAAGCTCTGTATCGTACGTGTAAGAAAGGTCTACGGATATTAGTTCCTAATACTTGATCGTAAACAGTAGAAGTTCCAGCAGGTATTAATACACCTTCGATAGAATTCACACCGCTAATAGCTCCACGAGTAGAAGCATCGTTTAGGTATTTCCAGTCAGTTTTGTAGAAATCGTAAGAACCTCTTCTGAAACCACTGAATCCTAAGTTCAATGCCATTTCTTCAGAGTTTTCAAATAGTCCAAAAGCAGTACCACCTTGAGCACCACCAGAAATAGCAGCTAACATATCATCAAAATCAAGAGCAGTTTGTCTCTGTAAGAATAACATGTTTTCTTCAATAGCTCCTTGAGTATCTAAGTTTTTCAAGATATTGTCAAAAGCATCAAGACCAGCAGCAGCAGTAAATCCAACGTTTACATTACCACGATCGTCGATAGCAGCGAATAAACCTTCAGTACCTTTTCCAGTTGTAATTGGAGAAGCAGCACCTACTTTTTCACCTTCAATCATAGACATTTCTAGGTAATCTTCAAAACGTAGTCTAGTTTCAGACTCAGCTTTTAAATACCATAAATATCCAGAAGTACCATCTTCAGTAGCAACTTCAACCCATCCGATTTGAGCCATATCAGAACCAGATACAGTGTATTGGCTTTTGATAATAATTGGAGAGTTAGAGTACTGAGTGAACTGTGGGTCAACACTTACGTACTGAGTTCCAGAGTTAGCACCTGCTACACCACCTGAAATAGAACCACCTTTTTGGTATTCAGAACCATAAACAAATACTTTTAATCCAGTAGCTGGAAAAGCAGCTAAGTTAGCAACAGTGTAAGGCTGAATAGTAATAACGCTAGTAGTAGTGTTAGAATCAGTTACTAAACATTTTTCTTCTAAACCACTAACTGGGTCTAAAACAACAACAGTAGCTCTAGGAGAAATAACATTTGAAATATCAGCAGCAGCACCAGGGTTAACATTAATAGTTAAGTTAGAAGGCTTGCTACATCCATCGTATGCAATATGTAATCTATTTTGCTCAGACCAAATTACTTGATCAGAAGTCATTGGCATTTCAGCGCCAACCATTCTTAAGAAGCCACCTAACGTTCTGTTTCCATAACGCTCTACTTCTTGTTCGTAAATTTCAGGTAAATACTGCTGTGCGAAAGTATCAGTGTCGCCAGCTGCAGCACCATCGTTAAATTTTAGGTAGTTTGTATTTAAAAGCTCTTGCTTCTGACTTGGTACAATACCACCAAATTGAGGAGTTAAACTCATAATAAATAGTTTTTTTAGTTAAATTTTCTAGTTTTAATTTTAAGTTTTTTAGAATCAGCACCAGAAATAGCCTTAACTTTAAATCCGTTTAAAAACACTTCACCTTGAGTGGACCTAGCTTTGGTATCACTTAAGTTTTTTGACTTGTTTACAACTTCTTTTACAGCGTCAGCTTTCCCTTGTTCATAAAAATGAGATGCTATTCTATCTACATTTTCAGCGGCATACATAGCTTTGTGATAACCTTTCGTGTCACTAACATTACCATCTTTATCAAGGAACCTCCCGATTAGGTTGTTAATGTTTGATTGGTTTTCTGCAACTTTATCTTTGTTCTGTATATTATACCTGTAATTGTTTTCACCAACTTTAATATCAAAACCTTTGAAATCTTCGTTGAAAAACTTTTTGGTATTATCTTTGAACATTTTGTGTTGTTGCTCAGCTTGTTCTTGCTGCTTATTGTATCTATTGAAAAAGTCCATAGCTTTTTGTTGGTCTTGAGTTACGCCCGGTCTCAACTTGATTTCGTCGTAATATTTACTCTTAGTTTCCTCTAAAAAGTTTTTGGCTTTTGCAACTTCTTCTTTAAATGCGAGTTTCTTTTTTCTCACATCTCTCTCTTCGTCGATGTCTTCATCAATGATAAAGTCTTCTAGTAAGAGGTCTATATCTTCACTTTCTAAGTAAGGTTTATTTTTCTTGTAGTATTCTTTAAGTAGAGTTACATCGTCGATGCTAGAATAATCTGCGTTAAGTCTAGTATAATCTTCTATTGTACCTCCTGTTTCTTCCATAAAAGCTACTAACTTTTCAATATTTTCAGGTAGCTTTTTTTCAACAACCTCCGGCTGTTTTGTTTCTTCAACTTTTACTTCTTGTTCTTCAATAAGTTCTATTGGAGATTCTACTTTTTCTTCGGTGGTCCGTACTTCTTCAACCACTTCTTTGCTGTCTCCACTGTCTTTTGGTTCTTCGACAGTAGCATTGCTATCATTTGTCTCTTGTGCTTGAACGGCATTTTCCTCTTCTTGTTTAGGTATTACTACTTTTTTTACTTCTGGTTCTAGCTCTATCAGTGGTTCTTTTAAATTAACCTTAACTGTTTCTTCACTAGTTTTGTTTAATTTCTTAGGCGCTTTCTTTTTTGCTTTTAATTTGAAGTCACCTTCCTGTTTAACAGGTTCATTTGTTTTTACTTCTGACATAATATAATATAATTAAATAATTAAATAGCGTTTACATAAACGCGTCGATACCCATATTTGGGTCTGATTCAAAGTCTATAGGTAAGCCATCAGCCATCATTTTTTCTTTGGCTTATCATTTCACTTTGTTGTGTTGCTTGTATTTTAGTTCTTTTATCTTTACGATCTTCTATAAACTGTTCTTTTTGCTGATCAACCTGCACTTGCATTTGAGCTAGCTGCATATCATACTGGAATTTTTGTTGAAGCTTTTGAGATTCTATTTGAGCTGCTATTTGCATACGCTCTATTTCCATTTGGTTTTTAGCTCTTTCTAAATTAACATTTGCAGAAGTTAAAGCCTCTTGCTTTTGAACTTCAGCCATAGCAGTTTTCTCAGCAGTCTCAGCTTGCGCGTTAGCTTGAGCCTGTATGTTAGACTGTTGAGTCATCATATCCTCTTTCTGCTTTTTCTTACGCTTTACTTTAAGCATTTGATTAGCAAGCTTGAGGTTTTTAATTTGTCTAATATCTATAGCATCTTCAAGGTCAATACCACCTTGCTTTATAGCCATTTGTATGTTTTGCTCCAATTGAGCTTGCTCTTCTTCATCAGGCTCTAATTCTAGATAAATACCAAAGTCGTGTAAGTTAAGGTTTATAACCTCTTCTAATGTTCTAGCATTAAACGTAGATATAGAGTTCTGTAGCGAGTTAGCAGTTAGTGGAAACTGTAAAGCGTCAGCTATTTTAAGCGATATGTTTTCAGCCATTTTAAGCGTCAAATAAGAGCTTGACTGTACTATGTGTTTAGTAGCTGTATTTGAGGCACTAGCGGCTAGTTTCTGTAATCCCACAAGAGTGTTACGATCAGGAAGACTACCATCTCTAGCTTCGTTAAGTCCTGTTACATCACGTATCATCTGTAAATAGTATTGATACGTAGTTATAAGACTTTGTATTTTAGCACCACCGCTACTGCTTTGTAGTTCTTGAATAGGTACTTTACCTCTGTTTATTTCACCATCTTGAGTGAGTGACCTACCAACGATAGAACCAGTTTGGAAATACATATTAAGTGCTTCAGCTGGATTATAGTTAGTACCATTACCAAGGTCAACCTCAGCTAAGCCGTCCATATCTAAGTATACACCATCTGGTACCATTCTAGATAATACTTGCTGCAGCTTTAAATGTGTTAGCTGTATCATATCTGCAAAACCTACACACTTACTAACTAAAGACTCTATTCTACCTTTATACATACGAGGCGCACATATAGCGTAGTTCATTTCAACTCTAGTAGTATCAGCATAAGGTCTAGACATATTTTGTGCTAATTCCCATTTTAGCATTGTATCGGTACCTAGTACCTTAGCCCCGTGGTATAAAACCTCTATAGACCTTGACACTCTTTCAAAGTTATCGTTTTCAGGTGGGTTAAAAGTATCGTCTTTTTCAATAGCTTTTAAAAGCCCTTGGTCTGTTTGCTTTATTTTAAATACTTGATTATGGTAAGTTTTATAATCAAAGTACATAACCTGTACAGTGTTTTCATCGTAACCACCCCAACCAGTAACGTACTGTCTGTTGCCTGGCATTTGCTGTATACGTTTCAACTCATCTTCAGATATATGAGGAAACTCTTTCTTTAGCTCAGGTATTGTTATAGACTTTACTTCACCTACGTAATATATATCATCAAAATTAGGATCTTCTGTATATGAATAAACCATATAAGCTGGGTCAACATAATCAACAGTGATACCTTCAGCTGTATTGAAACTAGTTTTAGCAGCTGCGATACCACAAGTTACTAAATCCATATTAAGTCTACGACGAATAAGATCGTATTTGTTTTGAGCCATTACAGACGATATAGCTTCTTCCTCTGCTATTTCTATAGACTGTTTGTAGCTTAATTGCATATGAAGCTCTAGCTCTTCTGGTGATTCTGGTATTAACTCAGGATTAGCTGTTTGATATATATCAATACCTAAAGTTTGTTTTAAACTTTCTAAATATTCTTTAGACAACATATCCTCGTATATTTTAGAGGCGTAGTTAGTTCTTTTCTTAACAGACTCAGGATCTTGAGCATAAGCTTTAACATCATAAGTTTTTTGTGATATACCATTAACTACGATGTCTACAAACTTAGATAATATAGGTACTGGCTTCCAGTCTAAATTCAAGTAAGATAAATCACCATTAATAGATAATTCATCTTTATATTTTTGTATCGACTGTTCACCTCTAGCATACAACCTTAGCTCGTGGAAGTTATTCCAATTAGTTAAGTATCTATTACCGTTAGTTCTACCTGATCGGAACCACTCGTATTCAATAGCCATAGCAACTTGACTGCCATACTCCAAGCTAGCTTTTTCAGCATCGCTAACTACTTGACTTGGAAAAGCGCTATTGGTGTTAGTGTATATACTCATTAATTTATGATTTTTGATGTATAACCTTTGTTATCGTATCGTTTAATACCTAGGTCAACAGGTTGTGTTTTAATTTTATTTACCGGTGAATATCTATGTTTATTACAAGCCATTAGAGCTAAACCAGAACTAATAGAAGCATCGTGGGATGTTCTGTTATTTATATTAAATCTAGCCCAGTCTTCTAATGTTCTTTGGAAATACATATCACCGTAGCCTGTTTCTTTTATTCCTACGAAATGCTCTATGTAAGTCTCTATAGCTGAAGCGTGTGCTTGTTTTATATCTTCACTAGAGTTAGGTATACCACCTATTTCTCTTTCTGTT